TCAACCGTCAAGATTCTCTTGATAGTTGCCCTTATCGTCCTTTTGGGCATGGGCGCGTGCCGAGTGATTCGAGGAAGTGTCTCATCCCGAATCGCCAAGGTCGAGAATCAACTTATCATCGCCCGGCATGACGCTACGGTTGCACAGAATAAATTCGACGTGGCGGAAGCGGCCCGGGTGAAGGCCGTCGAGGATGCGAAGGTTGATACCATTTTGGCCAATACGAAACTGGCGAAGCTGGCCTTGGCCAATCAAACGATCAACAAAGACCTGGCGGCTGAAAAAGCGAAGACTGCGGCGCTCACATCAGATGCTTTGGCATCGTCCCTCGGGACTTATATCGGCGCTAACAATGTTTACGCGTCAGTCGCCAGCCCCCCTACGTTCGTCCTCACCCGCATGGGCGCGGAGAACAGCCGTGATCTTTTCCTGGCCGGGGATGCCGCGTGTAAGAAGTTACTCAATTGCGAGTCAAGCCGAGAACAGGATGCGGTGAAGCTCTCGGCGTGTTCTACGGAACTCGGCTCGACAAATGGGGCTCTCGAAGCGTGCAAGGCCGCCCGGCTCTCGGATGCGGATGTTATCAAGCTACTCCAAAAAGACCTTACCCTACAAAAAGCGAAAGCGCGCTGGACGTGGGTCAAGGCCGGATTACCAGCCGTGGCTGTGGGCGTGGTCATCGGTTTCTTGGTGCATAAATGACTACTGCCGAACGCATAACCGCCTGTATCGCCAAGCACCCAGACTGGCCGGATAAGCGCATCGCCAATGCCTTGGTCGGCGCGCACATCCCCGACATTGAAGCCGTGCGGGCAGGTAATCCGCTTCCGGGTCCGCAAACAAGTCCCTCCGGCACGGGCCTTATTGACCTCGCCCAGGTGCGCCGACATTACGACGTGTTCTCCAAAATCCTCCAAGAGATAAAGAACATCCCGGCCGGGAAACTACTCGCCGAGTCCGAACTCTGCCAGCGCGTAGTGGGCTCAGACCGCAACCGCTTTCGCAAGGCTTGTGAGAATAACCTGGATGCGCTCAAGGTTTATCGCGTGAAACTCAAGATCGAGGAAGGAACGGAAGGAAAGTATTTTTGGGGAAGCCAGGCGGACATCATCGTTGCTGCCAGGATGAGAGACCTGTAATGCCACGAAAAGAAATTACACTTGACGAAGTGAGGGAGGCTCTCCGCCCGCCGGAAAGAATTATCGCACTTCAAGCGGAGCGCGACCAAATATCCGCCGCCTATAAAGAATACAAAAAAGAACATGGCCAGCTCGATCAGCTCATGGCCGAAGTCTTGGCCGCTATCCCTTCGATCAAACCGCAAACCCTGGCCTATAAACCGCCAAAGACAAAGCGTGTTGACCGGGATGTTTCCGTTGTTCTGCATGTCACCGACGCTCACCACGGTGCGATTCAGGCCCGAGACGAAATTGAAGGTTTCGGGGTTTTCTCTCCGGAATTATCCTGTCGCCGTCAATTTGGTTTTGTCCGAGATGTGATGGACTGGGTTGAGCTTCACCGGACCGTCTATTCGATTCCAGAGGCGCGATTTCTGGTCACTGGAGACTTGATCTCGGGAGACATCCAAGACCTTCGCGTGACAAATGCTTTCCCGGCTCCCCGCCAAGCCGTTGAAGCCGGCGAAATTCTCGCTCATCAGGCGGCGATTATCGCCCCGCATTTCGAGCGCGTCATCGTTGATATTATCACGCTTGACAATCACGGTCGCATGACCAGAAAGCCGCAATCGAAGGAAGGCGGGATCAATAACTGGATGTATGTCGTCGGCCATATCGCCAAGATTCTCCTCTCCGCGCACAAAAATGTAACCGTCAATATTTGGGCGCAACCGGAGAAGGTGGTCATAGTCAATGGCCGGAATTATCTCCTCTGTCATGGCCATGAGGTTTCTGGGTGGATGGGTTTTCCCTATTACGGCATCGAACGCAAGGCCGCCAGGGAAGCCATAAAGCGGATGAATGGGCCTGACTTTACGCGGTTTCATCGAATCATCATGGGGCATTGGCACGCGCCCCTGACTCATCCGCATTTTTGGATAGGCGGAAGTGTAAGCGGGACTGATGCATATGATCACCAAGCTGGACGCCAAGCCGATCCCCAACAAGTGAGTTGGATGGTCCATCCTCAATGGGGGGAATTCGATAGGACGGAATGGCAACTTATGAAGTGGGACAAATAGGATTAGCTAGGAAGATGGTCAAGCTTTCTTGTGTTACACGCTCCACACAGGGCTTGAATGTTGGAGCGATGGTTGCTCCCGCCTTTCGACAAGGGAATGATGTGATCGACCGTAAGCTTCTTGGCCTTCCTGCACATTGCGCACTTGAATCCCTGCGCCGCTTTGATTTGCCTCAATTCGTCCGGCGTGAAATGGTCGGAGATTCCGTGCTGGCGAGCGCGCGTTCTAGCCTTTGCCGCCTGCGTCCATTCAGGATGTTCCTGGCGAAATTTCTTATTATACAATGCACGGTTACGGCTAAATTCTTCGCTTGGGATACGCATGGACTCCCAATAGCACTCCCGAGAACAAAATCTATTGCTCTTCGTCTTTTGATTCGGGCGAAACTTCTTGTGACAAATTTCGCAGGTATATTCTCCAACCGCATTTGTTTGATGATAACATTTTTGCGAACAAAATTTATCGCCTTTCTGCGATATTTGATTTCTCCATGTTTTTCCGCAAACCGGGCAAGTACAGATTTTCGATTTATCACTACTCCAACATTCCTTAGAACAATATTTTGCCTTTCCAATTGCAATCCGAGATGGCGGCGCATGGAATGTCTTCCTGCAATGAAGGCATATTCTTTTCATGTCCAAAGTATACCACATAGCCATCAATTAGTCAACTTTTTCGAGGCCCAGCGATGAACCGCGAACGCCTGCTCTCAGACATCAGCAAGCAGCATGTCGGTGACATGGAGTTGCTCAAAGCCAAGAACCATGACTACGCCGGCGGCTTTGATGCGCTCGAGAACCTCCGGGACTTCGGGTTCTTTGGGATCGTCGTGCGCCTGAGCGACAAATTCAAGAGGCTCAAGAACTTCGTCCGCAACGGCCAGGTGCTGGCAGTCCAGGACGAGTCGATCACTGAAACCCTAAGCGATATTCGGAACTACGCGCACCTCGCCGAGGTGATGTTCCGCGAAGAGCAATCCCAGAAGAAAGCCGAGGGCGGTGAAGCATGACCATTGAGAACGGGCAGAAGCAAAAGAACCTGATCCAGATTCTTTTTCTCATAGCAATGGCGCTCTTCATCCTCATCAAGGATGTGACTGTTCCGCTTATCCAGGGGGCCACTGGCGGCGGATCATCCTCAACTAATGCTCAAGTCGTAGAGCGCCTGGCCAGGGTCGAAGAGTGTACCAAGCGCCTGGAAAACGTCCCCCAAAATATCGCAACCCTCACAGAAATAACGTCGCAGTTAAAAGCGGAAGTCATGGGACTCAGGCTAGAGCTCCACGAACATACTTCGAGACTCAAATGACAAGGGCGACCATTCCCATAGGGCCGGTTTCTACTCCTTGGCCGGCCCGCCCTTATCTCAGGGGTGAAGTGTGAAGACCGTCATTAAGCTTACCGGACTCATTGCTGAGGCGAAGATCAAGCGCCTCGCTTCGCAGGACATCGGGGGCCGGGTGATCGTGGATTTCAACATCTACGATCCGCAGGTGATGGCGGACCTGACGCGCCTGGCCCAGGCTGAGTCGGAAGTCAGCGTGAGCATCGCGGAGAAGAAAGCGTGACTGTTAAAAAAACGGCCAAGAAACAGGGACACCGCTTGACGGGTCCTGGCCCTGGCCGTCCGAAGGGTGTGCCGAACAAGCTTAGTCGGACAGCACGAGAGAATATCGAAAAGGTATTCGAGGACATGGGTGGAGCTGAGGGCATGAAGCAATGGGCGGAAAGAAGCGAGCGGAACAGGACCATCTTCTACTCCGAGATTTTCCCGAAGCTCATTCCTCTGGACGTGAGCCACGGGGGCGGCGATAAGCCCATCCAATTTGAAGTCTTTGCCAACTGGAACGGGAATGGGAAATGAAAGTCCATCTCTTTGAAGCGCGTCCGTCACAAGCGGACATCCTTGCTGATAAAACCCGCTTCAAGGTTGTAGATAGCGGCCGACGATTTGGGAAGACCATCATGGGTCAAAACTGGCTCATCGAAGGCGCACTCAAGGACGGCGGCGAGAACTGGTGGATAAGTCCGATCTACTCGCAAAGCAAACAGGTTTTCCGCGACATGTCCAATGCCTTCCATGAGTACCGGGACGCTATCTTCGACACCGTGAGCCAGTCCGAGTTGAGAATGCAGCTCAAGAACAGGGCAGTCATTCAGTTTAAGAGCGGCGATAACCCCGAGACCCTTCGCGGATCCGGCTTAAAGCGCGTGGTCATCGATGAGGCAGCGCGTTGCCAGCGTGCCCTATGGGAAGAAGTGATCAGGCCGGCCGTGTCTGACACTCACGGCGAAGTCATGTTCACGTCCACACCCAAGGGAAAGAACTGGTTTTATGACCTCTGGACGCGGGGGCAGGATGCTCTTCAACCGGAGTTCAAGAGCTGGAAGTTTCCCACATCGGATAATCCTGCGGTATCGGCACAGGACATCCAGCACGCCCGCGAGAGTCTTCCGGCTGACGTGTTCGCCCAAGAATACATGGCCGAGTTCTTGGAGAATAGCGCGGATGTTTTCAGGAATGTCGATGCCTGTGCCACGGCAACACGCGAGGAGCCCGTGTCAGGCAAGAGCTATTATGCCGGCCTTGACCTGGCCCGCCTGACGGACTTCACCGTTCTGACGATTCTTGACCAAAATGCTCGCCAAGTATTCATGGATAGGTTCAATACGATCGACTGGACCATCCAAAAGGCGCGAATCATCGAAGCCTGCAAGAAGTATGGCGCCTGCCTACTCGTTGATTCTACGGGCATAGGCGACCCGATCTATGAGGACTTGCGCCGGGCCGAACTGGATGTCCAGGGCTATAAGTTCACAAGCGAGAGCAAGAAGCAGCTCATTGAGGCGCTCATGCTCAGGTTCGATCAAAAGAAGATCAGCATTCTTTCCGATCCTGTCCAGGTCAATGAGTGCAAGGTTTTTGCCTATGAGATGGGGTCAAGTGGGAACATCCGGTATTCAGCGCCGGACGGATATCACGACGACTGTGTTATTGCCCTGGCCTTGGCCAACTGGATTTTACAGACACCAATAGATATCGGATTCGAGGCGAACTGAAATGGGCATGATAGATCGTTGGCTTGAACGGCGCGGATTCGTGAGGAACGGAGACCCCGTCACCGAGACCAAGGCCGCGGGCTTCATGGAACTTGAAACGGCGGCCTATCCAGACCGGCGTGTCGAGGTCGAGAGCCTTACAGATTACCGCGACTTCATCGACGCCTATCGCCAGCTCCCCTGGATCTATGCCGGAGCCACGGCGATCGCGATCGCGGCCATGAAGACCAAGCTCCGGATCTACAGGGAAGTTCAGAAGAAAGGCGGCGGCCAGGAGCGTCAGGAGATCACGGGCGAGGATGTGAACCGATTGCTTGCGCATCCCAACGACTTCCTGTCCTACCGCGAATTGATCCAGATCACGATCCTGAACTTGGCCGTGACAGGCAACCAGCCTTGGAATCTGGTGGGGACCAAAAAGGAAGGCCCCATTTCTGCGACCAACAAGCCGATCGAGATCTGGTGGGTGAAGCCCGAGCAGATCACTGTCAAGGCGGCTCAGTATGGAGGTGTCGAGGCCTATATCTACACCGGCCCGACGGGTCATGAAAAGCCCCTGGACCCGAGCGAGGTCATCCACTTTCGGATGGTCAATCCCGACAGCTACTTCATGGGCATGGGCATGGTCGCGCCGGCGAAGACCTCGGCGACGCTCGAATTCAGCGCCCAGGCCTTTAACCAGCACTTCCTTGAGAATGACGGCAAGCCGCCAGTCATTTTCGAGCACCCAGGGAATCCGAGCAAGGAACAGCGCCAGCAGTTCTGGGCGGCTTGGGATGAGCGACACAAGGGACCCAAGCGCGCCGGCCGGGCGGGGATGACCTGGGGCGGCATGAAGATCCACGAGCTGAGCACATCGCCCAAGGACGCGCAGTACATCGAGATGCGGAAGATGAACCGCGAGGAGATCCTGGCCTGCATGGGTGTGCCCCCGTCCGTCGTGGGCCTCTTGGAGTACGCGAATTACTCGAACATGGAGATCCAACAGCGCAAGTTCTGGGAGGACACGGTCATCCCGTACCTGGGCGTGATCTCCGACAAGCTCACGTTGAATCTTGGACCGCACTTCGGGCCGGACATCGTCTTTGACTTCGACCTCTCCAATGTCAAGGCCCTGCAGGAGAACGAAGAGGGGAGGGCGAGGACGGCGTCAATCCTCATCGGTAACGGCATCAAGACTCCGAATCAGATCCGGCGGGAGATGTACAGCGAGGATGAGTACGTGGGTGGGGATCAGTACTACATGGGCATGAGCCTCGTGCCAGTGGGCCGGGATGCCGCTGGGGCCAAGAAGGCCGCGGCCAAGCGGCTGGCTCGCGCCGAAGGCAAGGCGCAAGAGGCGGGCGATGAAGCAACCTCTCCGGCGCCCAAGCCGTCGTTCTGGCGTGCCACAGAAGAGCGAGCCAAGACCTACTGGGGGGCCTTCGAAAAGCGCGTGTCGGCCAAGGAGCGGGCGCTTGCACCTGAGATCGAGAAGTACCTCCATGCCCAGGCTGTAAGCGTGAAGGCCGCGGCTGGCAAGCATCACCACCTGGCTGATATCAAGATGCACCTGCTCTTCGATGTCGAGACGGAGGTCAAGAGCTACCTCAAGAAGTTCAAGGCCCGGTACGTCGAGGCGTTCAAGGCGGCCGGTGAGGCCGGGGTGCGAGCCACGAAGGGCCAGCTCTACCTCTTGCCCGAAGCGAGAGCGATGAAGGACGAAGGGGATACCTTCGAGCCATCGCCTGAGCAGATCGCGGAACTCATGAGGCAGATCACCCTGGGAGCCAAGTACTTCAACGACTCGACGTGGGAGATCATCAAGACCGACCTCGAAAAGGCCGGCGCCGAGAATTGGACGGTCGAGGAGCTGACCCAGCATCTATGGGAAGACCTGGATGGCCGGGCTCCGTATGAGGCGCGGAGGATCTCCCAGACCGAGATGAGCCGGACGGAGAACTGGGGCCAGATCGAAGGCTACAAGGACAACCAGTACGTCGATAAAAAAGGCTGGCTATGTTCATTCCTTCCGACCTCGAGGGAGCCCCATATGGCGGCCAGCGGCGAGGAAGTCAACCTCAATGATTCTTTCATCGTTGACGGTGAGCACCTGGATTATCCCGGAGACCAGGCGGGGAGCGCCGGCAACGTCATCAATTGCCACTGTACGACATTTCCAGTTATTCAGGAAATCTAGCAGGAGATATGACCATGATAGAACGCGCAATCGAAATAGAACACGCAATCGAAGCAGGGGAGCCGATATTCCGACGCCTCGAAGTGTCGGACCTCGAAATAAAGAGCATCGACGAACGGACGCGGACCATCTGGCACGTAATCACCCGCGAGGTTAGCGACCGGATGGGGGACATCGTTCGGATTGACGGCTTGGGCATGTCGGAGTTTGAACGCAAACCCGCCGTGCTCTACGGTCATGACTACCGCTCTATGAACCCGATCCCGGTCATCGCCCGGAACGTGGGCTTTGAGAGGGTCGGCGATAAGCTCTACGCCGGGACGCAGTTCCTGCCGGTTGACGACCCGAAGATGAGCCAGGGTATGAAGGACCTCATCAACGATAACTGGATTCTTCACACCCAGAAGCTCCTGGGCTGGTCCATCGGGTTCATGCCTAAAGAGGTGGACAAGATAATGGACGGGGATACCCTCCAGGGCTACGACTTCAAGAAGTCGAATTTACTGGAGTATTCGAGCGTAGTCATCCCGGCCCACCAGGACGCCTTGACGGAGATGCTGCGCAAGGGAGTCCTGAGCGAGAGTTTCCTGAACACACTCCCCGAGGATCTCAAGAGCAAGACAGTGGGCATGGTAGAGATGAGGATCCCTGCGGCGACCATCACGGATTATGTCTCGATCGGCAAGGTCTTTATCGGAGAGCCGGTTGAGCCCGAGAAAAACGAACCTCAGCAAGCGGAAGAGGCAAAGGCGGAAGCGCCCGCAGCCGAATCCGAACCGATAGATCCAAACGAAAATCAAGATGGAGGCAATACCACAATGAAACTCGAAACGATTCTCGCAAAGATCGAGAAGGGCGAGGAGCTCACGTCCGAGGAAAAAGAGCTCATGGCCAAGGTCGGCGCGGCCTTCCCCAAGGCCGAGCAGAAAGAGGCCCCCGCCCCGGTCCGCAAACTGGACCTCACGGACGGGCGGGTGAGCGACGTGCGGCACGTCTCGAAGTTCTACGGCGACGAGAACAGCGGCCTGGTCCCCGATGACCCCCGGACCTACACCCCCGCGGAGAAGGAACTCGTCGATTTCCTGGACAAGTCCTACCTCGCCAGTGTGGCCCTGGGCAAGCGCCCGGACCAGCTGAAGATGTGGAGCGGTTTCTTCAACCGCAACTCGTCTCTCCGCAAGGCGATGGCCGAAGCGACCTCCGGGTCGGGCTCCGAATGGGTTCCGACACTTCTGAGCGCGGATACCTACCGGATGTTCTACCTGCAGTCGCCCGTGGCTACGCTCTTCCCGGACATCCCGATGCCCAGCAACCCCTACACCCCGCCCTATTCCTTCGACAACGATGACGGCTATTACTACGTTTCCGAAAGCGTGAGCGACGAGCCGAGCAAGTCTCCGACCTCGGTCGTTACCAGCGGCCTCATCACCCTCACGGCCCGGAAGTTCAAAAGGCGCATCCTGTTCTCGGATGAATTGACCGAGGACTCGATCGTTCCAGTGCTGAGCACCCTGCGTGATCAGGTAATCTCGGCCGGATCGCGGGCCATCGAAAACGCCATCATCAACGGCGACGTCACGGCCACGCACCAGGACTCGGACACCACCGACCCGAAGGACATCCGGAAGATCTGGCCCGGGCTGCGCAAACTCTGCCCGGCCGGCACGAAGGTCGACCTCGGAACCTTTGCCACCGCAACCCTGGCGACCATCCGGACGGCCATGAGCAAGTGGGGTATGGACCCCTCGCAGGTAGCCTGGATCCCCGGCCCGAAGTCCTACAACAAGTGCCTGGCCCTGACCGAAGTCCTGACCGTCGACAAGTTTGGACCGGCCGCCGTCATCCATTCCGGTCAACTAGCCTCCCTGCTCGGCATTCCCATCATCCCCTCAGAGAAGATCCGGGAGAACCTGAACGCCTCGGGTGTCTATGACGGAACCACGACCACCAAGACGATCATGTTGATCGTGAACAAGAACGGTTTCATCCTTGGTTCCAGGGGCACCGCGAAGGTGAAGCTCGAATCCGAGGGCGCAACCGACCAGAATCAACTCACGGTCAGCTTCCGGAAGGCGTTCCAGTACATCTACATCCCTTCGACCTACCCGACGATCGGGCTGGCCTACAACATCGCGTAATAGGAGGAAACCATGAGTTTACCTTACGCAACCGCAATCGAACAGTTCCCCCTCGGTGACTTCGCCATCGACCAAACGGCCTGGGTCTATACCCTGGTGAAGTTCCCGAGGAAAGTGAAGATCACGTCCGTCCGGATGTCGGCCGCCAAGGCTTGCGCCGCCGCGGACACCAACTACTCGGTCTTTACCCTCCAGAACGGGGCGAACGTCATCGCCACGTTCAACAATGGCCCCGTGGCCACGGGCATGACCTGGGCTCAGGGCGCGTTTCAGTCCGTGACGCCTGTCGCGGCCTACGCCGTTCCGGCCGCAGGCGATACCCTCAAGTTGGTCATCGCCAAGACCGGTAACGGCCTGGCCATCGCGGGCGTGGTCATCCAGCTTGAGTACATGGAGTACGACACCTGAGTCTGAGCCTGCTGACGCAGGAAGTTTTTTACGGAGCGGGGGGTTCCCGTGAGCCTCCCGCCCCGATCTCTTAGCAGGAGGGCCGCCATGCGGCTAGTTTTCAAGGGCAGTGAGCTACTGCCGGAATACCGTGGGTTCCGGGACGGCCGACTGATCCACCTCTATGCGGGTGAGGCGGTTGAGGTCAAAGACGAAGCGGGAGACAGCCTGCTCCGGGAATTCCCGGGATTGTTCGTCGAGGACATCGCCTTCGCCCCGGCCGATAAACAGATCAAGGAACCCCGTCGGCGGAAATAACGGAGGCCCATCATGGCACTCGGAGCCTATGCCCTCGCCACTCTCGCCAACGCGAAGGTCTATCTCGGGATAGCGGATACGACATGGGATCCCGTTCTGGAGATGCTGATCGACGCAGTGAGCGAGCAATTCAATTCCTACACCGACCGGGTCCTGCTCAACGCGACCTATACGGCCCTGCTCCTGGACGGCAACGGGAAGGAAATTCTCTATTTGCCGAACGCCCCGATCACGACCCTCACCTCCGTTTACGAAAACGACAACCTACTCACGGAGGGTAGCACGGCAGACTTCATCAAGTACGCTGCCGAGGGCTATCTCTACCGGGTGGATGGGCACTGGGCCGAGGGCCAACAGAATATCAAGATCACCTACACGGCCGGATACGTGGTGGTGACAACCCCGACGATCCCCAAGGATCTGCAGATGGCCGTCTATCTCCAGGTCGCGCTCTTGTGGAAGGAACAGAAGACAAAGGCCTGGGGCGAGAGTGCCCGGACGGTCCCGGCTGGATCAACCAGTCAGGCCTCTCAGGCCACAGACCAACCACTGGACCCCCGGGTCAAGGCCATCCTGGATAAGTACGTGAGGATCAGGTGAGCGACACTCTTACGATCGACAAGACCGGCGCCGAGATCAAGGTCCGGATCATGCAAGCGATCGGCGATGGGCGGGTCGTGCGCTATCTCCTGGAGTGGTTCGGGGCCACGTCCACGAAGGCCCTGAAACTCTATGTCACGACGAACATGAAAAAGCGCCCTGAGCGGCATACGAGTGAACTTGAGAATAACACGGGTTTCAGGGTTGAAGGCCAGCAGGTGACGGTCGGCACGGGGCAGGCAGTCGGCCTGCATGAGGTCAAGTACGCGAGCATCCAGGACAAGGGCGGGGACATTGTTCCGCGGAACAAGAAGTTCCTGACCGTGCCGTTCCCCGGCGTCACTGGTACAGCTCCTCAAAAGCAGGGGGCTTTCGTCATTAAGACCTCGACAGGCAAACTGCTCATCGTTCAGAAGTTCGGACGGAAGGACTGGAAGCCGCTCTTCTCACTCGAAAAGAAAGTCACCCTACCCCGGACCGGGTGGTTCACGGACACGATGGACAGGCAGTTGCTGCTCCTTGAGCAGAAGCTCACGCCCGGGGAACTCTTGCGCATGGCTGAGGCCCTGAGCGGGGAGAAGATGCCATGACAATGCCAGCCACGGCCCCCAAGCGCCTCCAGATCATCGACCGCGTCATCGCCGTCCTCAAGACGATCGTGAACGGCGCTGATTATTTCTACACGCCCTACGACGTGGCCAAGCGCTTCTGCCACTGGACGGAGCCCGTGGGCTACCCGTACTACATGGTCTTTGCCGGCAGCGGGGGCAAGATCGAAAACAATACCGGGGTGTACGAGGAAGATTGGTACATCACGATCAAGGGCTACGTCAAGGACGACCTTGACACAACGACGGTGATGGAGCGCTGCCTTCGGGATATCCGCAAGGCGATCAACGCCGATATGGAGAGCGGATCAGCGGGCTCACTTGCGGCCCTGAACGCCGTGGTCTTATTCGAGGAACCGGCGATGACGGATGACGGCTATCTCTCAGCCGAGGGCTTCGGGTTTTTCGACCAGAGGGTCCACGTCAACACTCGGGCGCTTTATGAAGAAACGTAAATGGAGGACTCATGAGCGATAACAAGAAATTCATATGGCTCTTGGATTCGGGCGCCCCGAGGTCGGGACCGGCGCTGGTCAAGGGCCAGGAACATGACGCGAGCAAGTACCCGGCCGCAGTCGTGGAGGAATGGGTAAAGACTGGCGCGGCCGCGTGGGTCGAGGCCAGGACGCGTGCCGCCCGGGTTGCGGCTGAGGAGATCAAATAATGGCTACACCAACAACCGTTGACGCACGGGACAAAGCGTGGGGAGCGAAGAAGGGCGCGACCTGGGGGACGGCTGTCGCCGTGGGTGCCCTGGGCGGATTGCTTCTCAAGAGCGTGAGCGGGTTCGATCCCAAGCGGGATTACTACCCGAACAAGGAATTCGACAGCCCAATGGTCAAGACCGGGATCCTGGGCCCGGCGAAGAACGTCGATTTCACCCTGAACTTCGACATGCGGCACGACGCCGGAATGCTCGGGACACTCATCGCCATGCTCTTCGGCACGGCAGGCGCCCCTACCAAGGTCGGGCCGTCGCTGACCTATGCACATACACTCGCTATGGCAAATTCTACGGCCGGCCTGTTCGCCACGGTCGCGGGCGAAGGCGTAGGCTCCATCTGGGAATGCCATAGCGCCAAGGTCATGGGCCTGAGCCTCAAGGCCGGGGCCGGGAGGCTGGAAGCTGCGCTCAAGTGCCGCGGGGATGACATCGTCAACGATAGCAGCGTGAACACCGCGACGCAAGTGGATGCCCTTACCTACGTCGACCGCGAGAACCCCGTCACGTTCCCTGTGGGGGCCACGGTCAAGATGAACGTCGAGAGTGGGGCCGACGTGACCGCCTCCTCCGCCCTGGTGGGCGTGAACGCCATCGACATCGACTTCGAGCGCCCGGGGTTCGACGCGGTCTTCGGCGCAGGCGGGGCTGTAATCCTGGAACCTATCCAGGGTGACTGGCCAACAGTCAAGATCAAGTTGGGGTTCGCTCGACGCGGTTCGGACAACGAAGCGTATTTCGCTACGTGGAAAGCCGGGACGACCCAGAAGGCGTTGATCATGTTCCAGGGGGCGCTTATCGAGAGCACCTTTTACTACCAGTGGGGTTTCTTCTTCCCGCGTCTGCGGATGGTCGACACCTCGTACACCTGGGACCAGATCATGAAGGGCGGGCTCGAGCTCCAAGCCGAAGAAGCGGCCACGGCGCCCACGGGGATGACCCTGACCAGGCCCTACATTGTGGCCCAGAACAAAACAACTACCGACTACCTGGCCTAGAAGGAGATCCAATGGATGTAAAGATTATCAAGGCTGTTTCCGAGTGGCAAACATTTACCCTCCAGACGCCGGACCTTGGGTTCAACCTGGAGATCAAACTCAAGGTCAAGCCCAACGATCCCCTGGCCTCGGCTGACCACAATGAGGAGCGCACGTCCGGCCAGATGTCGGAATACGTTCGCAAGTGCGTTCTTGACTCGGTTGTGGATTGGGATCTCACGACGGAAGGCCAGCCGCTGCCCGTGACGCAGGAAAATAAGGATAAATATCTCAAGCCCCTACTCGGCATTCTCATTAAGGATGAGGTCCGGTGCTTCGGAATCTCCGTCCTGGAATTTGCGAGAGACTGGAGTAACTTCCTAAAAAACTGACAGCCTATCTCGCATGGCTGGAGGATTGGGGGTCGGCGATCGATTGGAGCGAGATAGGCAAGGGCGACCATGAGGCCCTCAATCCACCGAAGCTCGGAGATGCAGATGTCCTGGCATGGAACTGGTACCACGGTGAGGCGAGCATGTCATTTGTGCGCGACAACGCCCTGCTCCCTTATCTGCTCTCTCGGCTCGGGCTCGACGCGGACGCCGAGCGCCTGTTTTTGCGGCGGCTGGAACTCATCCACAGGGCCATGAAGTGCATAGCCGAAAAGACACAGAAGAAGACCTAAAATGGACGTAGAACTCACAGTCAGAGCGGCAACAGCGCAGGCTAAAGAGGCCATCGATAACCTTTCAAAGGCCGTTGGAGGCATTCAAGCTCCTGCGGAAAAGAGCGGCATTTCCTTCGGCCAGATGATGGGGGCCGTGGGCCTCGGCAATATCGTCGCTCAGACGGCTATCGGAATTTTCCAGGACGTAACGGGCTGGTTCGGAAAGGCCGCTGACGCGGCTATGGTCAGCGAGAGAGCTGATTCTGCCCTTACCTCTGCCCTTGTTACGACGGGCCGGGAGGTTGACCGCAATTCCGAATCACTTCAAGCCCGAGCTGCAGCTCTCCAAAAAACAACGATCTATGATGATGAGGCCGTTAAAAGCGCGCAAACTCTTCTTCTCCAGTATACGAAACTCGATAATGAGGGGATAGATAAGGCGACGAAGGCGACAATCGGGCTTGCGGCCTCCATGCACATGGACCTCCAGTCCGCCGCGATGGTCGTCATGAAGGCTCTGGAAAGCGGCGGGACAACCCTTGTCCGGTATGGCATTCACATGAGCGATGCCGGCACGGCGGCCGAAAAGAAAACGGCCATCCTCGACAAACTCGGGGCCATGTACGG